ATAATAATATTGTGCATTGGAATCGCGGTCTGATCATTGAAGACATCATCAAATCCTCCAAGAAAATCTACATCATAGTATGGTTTGCCTATTGTTGGAATAAGAGATACTGATGCGTCGATTGCCTCTTCTCTTCTTTTAGTAGTATCTGATTTCAGCATCTCTCCCTTACCAGTGAGCAACCAATCTGTCGAATATGTGGGATAATTATCTACTAATATCTGAATCCATTTTGATTGTATATCCGTGCCATTCGCGATAGCTCGTGATAATACCCCCTTACTCGCGCCAATTGATTTTTCCATTGCGCTTATTGTAATGCGCTCATTATTAGCTATATCTTGTATTCTGGATAAAATTGTCCCCATAATTAGTTGAAAATAATCCCCATTTTATTTGGAAGTGTTGAAAATTATCCCTTATCTTTGCAGCAGTTAAACGATTTAATGTTGCCAAAGTTACAAAAAAATGGCACGACAAATAAGAACATCAATAAAAAAGAAAATGGGAAAGTACATCTCTTTAAGCAAAGAAGGTAGAAAGAAGATCGTGGAGATCTTTAAGATCAGCAAAGGCATGGTGTCTTTAGCACTTAACTTCAAAGTGGACAGTGTCCTTACGCGTCGAGTTCAATATTCAGCTATCAAACATTATGGTGGTGAGCTACGCATGGACCTACCAATCGAGGATACCATCCACGACAGCAACGGGTGTATGGTGCAGAGATTCAAGAACGGCTATAAACTAATTTTGGATAAACATACCGGCAAGACAACCATTCTCGATAAAGATAGAGTTCCCGTCAAAGCTGCAAGCATCAAGACTTTCGAGGAGCTGGAAACCCTGCAAACAGAGGTTGCAGCTTACAAGTAAATCTTTTCAATCATGGAATACCACAACAAAATATTGTGCGTAAGCTTCTCCGAACTGACTGACGGTATTATCAACAGGAATACTTTGCGGTCAAGCATCACTCGCAAGAACATCGAGTGTGTTCGTCGCGGCGGTGGTGAAGGTTGCGAAGCGCTATACGCCTGGTCTTCCATTCCCGAGAAATACAAACGGCCGTTCATCGAGAAATACGGTGATCCGGCAAAAGTGGTAAAAGCGCAGATGATCGCAGAAACAGTTCGCATGGACAGCGCCGCGCGTGAGTTCTATGAAGAATACACTTACGAAGTCGACGGCGAGCGCAAGCATCTTACGGCAAAGTTGGTCGAAGAGTATACGATCAATGCGAGCGTATTGCGCCGTCTGATCAGCAGAATGAACGAATGCAGAGGCCTGCGCGCAGCGTTAGGCATCACGATGGGCGGGGTATGGGACGTCGTGGCTCAAAGTAGCGAGAAACTTCGTGAAAGCTACGGTCATACCCTGCCGGCCAACACGGCTCGCCTGAAAGAGAAGGTTAAGGCCTTCAAGGAAAAGAAGTATGCTTCGCTCATCTCCGGCAAGATCGGCAACGTCAATACGCTGAAGATCACGAAAGAGTTCGGCCGCCTGCTTATCGCCCTGAAGCGCAGCCGCGTACCGGTCTATACCGACCGGCAGCTTTTCGAGAAAGCGAACGAAATCGCCGCAGAACGAGGCTGGAAGCCCATCCGCAGCCTTAGCGGCTTGAAGAAGTGGTTAAACTCACCGGAAGTGCAGCCGCTATGGTATGACGCGGTGCACGGCGAGCAGGAGTCACGCCAGCGCTTCAACCGCAAGCACAGAACTGCTTTACCGACGCGCCGCGACTCGCTATGGTACGGCGACGGCACAAAACTGAATCTCTACTACAAGGATGAAGACGGCAAGGTGCGTACGACCTGCGTCTATGAAGTGATCGACGCGGCAACGGAAGTGATGCTCGGCTATCACATCAGCGACACGGAGGACTACATTGCACAATACCACGCGCTCAGGATGGCGATTCAGACAGCCAAGCACAAACCCTTCGAGTTGGTGACAGACAACCAGGGCGGCCACAAGAAGAACGCCAGCAGCGGATTCTTGAAAAAGATTGCGACGATGCATCGGCCGACGATGCCGTACAATGGCGAATCGAAGACGATAGAGAGCATTTTCGGCCGCTTTCAGTCTTCAGAACTGCATAAAGATTGGCGATTTACCGGTCAGAATGTGGGCACGGTGAAGAAGAGCAGCCGGCCGAATGTGGAATTTTTGAAGGCGAACAAAGACAAGCTTTACACGCTTGCAGAATTGAAAGACGCTTATGCGGCAGCTCGTCAACGCTGGAACGAGGCGCCGCATCCGGCCACCGGCCAACGCCGCATCGACATGTATAACGAGCGCGTGAATGAAGAGACGCAGGAGGTGACGATCTACGATATGGTAGAGATGTTTTGGTGTCGCACCAAGCAGCCGGTCACTTTCACCGACCAAGGCATCACGATTACCGTCAAGGGGCGCCCCTACACTTATGAGGTTTTCGATAAGAACGGAGACATTGATCACGAGTGGCGCAGGCGCAACACTTATCGCCGCTTTGTCGTGGCCTACGATCCTTACGATATGAGCAGCGTGCGGCTTTATCGGCAAGAGGCTGACGGCAGCAGGCGCTTTGAGTGTACGGCCGAAGAATACTTCCTTGTGCAGCGTGCGCATCAGGATCAGACGGCGAAGGACCACGCGTTCTTACGCAAAGAGCAGGAGGCGAACATGCAGGATCGTATCATTCGCCAGGTGGCTGCACGTGCCATCGAATATGAAAACGGCACTGCGCCTGAACAACACGGGCTGAATTCTCCGTGCCTCAAAGGTGCCGGCAAACACGCACAGGAGCAGATCGAGCGTCAGCTGGATTGGCGTGTGGCAAAATATCGCAAGCCGGCCATCGACTTCGAGAAGGGCGTCTATACAAAAAACTTCTCTCAAGAAGATTGGCTGAACAACGACGATGACGGGGAAGCAGAATTGCCGGTCAATCAAATCAAAGCGCCTAAAATAGATCTACGTAAAACAGCAGGAAAAATTTAAGACAATGGAAAATCAACAAAAAGAAGTCATCAGAGCATCGCTGCGCAACTATGTAGCGAAGTATCCATCACAAAACAAGGCTGCTCAGAGCCTTCGCGGTACGAGTTCGGCAACCATCAGCGCGATTTTATCGGGCAAATGGGAGAATATCAGCGATGAGATGTGGCGCAACATACAGTCGCAAACAAGCACACAGACAGCCGAAGACTGGCAGATCGTGGCGACGGCATCAAATCAAGAACTGCACTACGCGATGGACGATGCGCAGCGCTGGCACAACGTGACGTGGGTTGTTGGCGAAGCCGGGTGCGGCAAGACCACGGCGGCGCGACAATATGCCACGCAGCACGCAGAGGCCTTTTACATTCTATGTTCAGAGGATATGAAGCGCGGCGACTTTATTCGCGACATCGCCAGGCGCGTAGGCATCAGGACCGACGGATTTACGCTGCGCGACAGCTTAGATGCCATCATAGATGCACTCGTGCAGCTTGATCAACCGGTCTTACTATTCGACGAAGCAGACAAACTGAGCGAGCGCGTATTTCATTACTTCATCGACTTGTACAATCGGCTGGGGGATCGCTGCGGCATCGTCTTCTTCTCCACCTCTTACATCAAGCGCCGGATGAAGATGGGTTTGCGCTATGACAAAAAAGGCTACAATGAGATCGACAGCCGTATCGGCCGCAAGTTTTTCGAGCTCGAGCCGACAAGTCCGCAGGACGTGGCTTTGGTCTGCGATGCGAACGGAATTAAAACGAACTGCGAATTGTCCGCCATCATCAGAGAAACAGAGGAGTGCGGTTTCGACCTGCGCCGAGTGAAGAAAGCCGTACATAAGACGCG